GGTCGTGCCGGCGCGGTTGACGATGGTGTAGCCGCGTTTGAAGTTGCCGTAGGCAATCGACAGCGAGCCTGCGCCAATGGCGGCGATGTTGTCATCAATCTCAACCGGGGCGCCGAGGAATCGACCACCGAAAGCACCGGCTGGGTCCGGTTGCCACAGGTAGTAGCTGCCGGAGCCGTCTTTCATCTGACGCGCAACGCCGAGGGTGGCGTCGTTCATCAGCCACGCGGCACCAGGGCGGTACTGCGATTTCAGCGAGTGCTGCAGGCTGATCAGCTTGTCGGCGGGGGCCACGGATGTGAAAGCACCACCTTTGCCGGAAAGGATGTAGCCTACTTTGCCCCATTCGTAGGAGGCATTAGCGACCATGTCATAACCAGCGATACCGCGAGCTTTGCCCACACCGTTACCAGTGATGAACTCAGCGCCAGCACCCTCAGCGAAGCCGATAGCAGCCTCAGCAGCCAGATCGGCCTCAAGGTTGATGAACGCATCTTCCAGCGTTTCGTTGTACACCCAAGGCTCGACTTCTGCCGTGTGTACTTCGATGCCGACCTTTGCGTATTTCGGCTCGGTCGTCTCGCCACCAGTTGCGCCGTCAGCAACACGGCGCATTGCCATGCCGGACGTTTTCACCAGCTTTTCGTACTTGGCGGTGCCGATGGTGACGACATTGGCCAGGCGGAACATGGCGCTGATCGTTGGGGCCACACGGTCGATGGTCGCGTCCATTTCAGGCAGAACAAGATAGCCGCCATCAGGATCGCTGGCCGTGTTCATGGCCTTCTGGTGCAGTTCATCAAGGCCATCGGTGCGACCCTTGCGGATCATGCGGCCGAAAGCCTTTTTGTACTCAGCCATTTCGGCAGATTCCTGCTCGCCGCCGCCAGCGCCGGGGCGACCGGCCTTCTTTTCCACTTCCGTCATGGCTTTGCGGATTTCGGCCATGTCTTCATTGATCTTGCCGAGTTTTACGGTCAGATCAGACACGGACGCGCCGTCAGCCTTGGCTTTGAGCAGTGCGTCGTTGGTTTTCTGGAATTCCTCCCAGGCTTTGCCTTGCTTTTCAACAAGTTCGGTGACTTCTTTGATATCGGACATTTTGGGTTCCTTTTTTGGACGTAAAAAAACCGCCTCGGGGGCGGTCGGTTTTGGGTGGCGAGAGTGCCTATGCGGGCATGGGCCGGCTTTTAAGGGCCTGAATCAGCGCCTGCATATCGTCTTCTCCCGCATCACGCGGCCCAAGACTTTTGACGCGGGCGATAAACGCCTTTGCCTCTGTGCGGCTCATGCCTGCATCGCGCAGGTATTGCTCCGCAGATTTCAAATCCTCGATCAGTTCGACGCTTTTCACGCCCTGAACGCGGGCTGCCTCATTGGCAGGAAAGGTGACAAGCGAGGTTTCCCACAGATCCACCTTTTTCAAGGTGCGGACGCCGGTTACTCGATCGAATGCGTCTTCGCGGGTGATAAACCCGATAGAAAGGCCGCTGATGGCCTTCATTTTCAGTAGCTCATAGGCTTCTGCGCCGCGAACCGTCTTCAGGGCAAGCTGGCCGGCGACTTTCAGGCCGATACTGTCCTCTTCCATGCTGGTGTAGACGCCAATTGGCTCGCCAGATCGGTGCTGCCATAGCAAAGCAGGCATTGATCCTGCTGTTTTATGCGCTGCCAGTGAGTCAGCGAAAGCGCCAGGGGCGACAATTTCGTCGTAGCTGTCTTTGACACCAAAAACGGAGCCGTACCCGGAAAATGTGCCGTCCTCATTGAGCGCCTTCAGCTCAAAGCCGAAATCGAGGTGTTTTGTGTTCATGGTGTTCCTTGCGGCTTGGCGTCGGGCACTGCGCCGACGATGTTTGCTGGGATTCTGAGCTTGTCGCTTGCAGGGTCTGTATCAGGATTCATATCGAGCAGGGCGCGGCCCTGATTAGGGGTGATAATCCCGCCGTTTACGTCAGCCAGAATCATCGCGTGCGTGTCTTTTACTGAGCCGCGCAGCATTCCTTCTTCTACGAAATTGAAATACAGGCCGTCATCCAGCTCCTTTTCGGTCAGCAGATTGACGGCCATTGATTGTTCGTACTGCTCCCACCGTGGCGAAAGGCAGTTTTTGACGTGCGCGAGGAACATCTCCGCCGCGCTGGCGTAGGTTGCGGCCTTGTCGGAGTGACCGACCATGATCGGCATGATTCCGTAAAACGCACAAACCTCTTCAATTTGCTGTGCCCGTGTCTCTTGGCTTTGGGCGTCGATGCTGGTCATCTGCGTGCCCTGCCACTTGGCGGCACGGTCAAGAATCATCGGTTTCCCGGCATTTTCAGCGCCGACAATCTGCTCATTAACCCATGTGGATAGGTCTTTGTACTGAGCTGGGTTCAGCGTGCCATCAACAGAATAAACGCCGGATGGACGGGCCGCGTTTTTATGCAACACGGCAACAGATTCCTCCGTCGCCATCGCCAGCCCGATTGCGTTACGGGCGATTTTCACGACTTCCAGACCGTTCACGCCGTCCCAAGTGGGGCCGCGAACATGCCAGATAGCCTCTGCCGGAAACGTCATTTTGCTGCCGTTTGCAGCCGTCACGTCATAGGTCAGCGTGTAGTCGTCAGCCTGTTTTACAGTGACCTGACTGGGTAAAAACGGGATCAGCTCAAGAATCTGACCGCGTGAACTGCGATTTTTGAACACGTAGGCATTGCCGCACATTTCAGCGTGCCAGGAAATCATCTGGCGAAACTCGAAACTTGTCTGCCATGAATTCGGACGGAGCGCCATCAGCTTGTAAAGGCTGTGCTCCTTTGCCGGGTGGCGCCAGGTCTTGTCCTCGCGCATCAATTTCAAAGGCACTTGCGCGATTCCGTTGGCAATCACGCGATTCGCTGCGAACACGGTGGAAACCTGCAAGGCGGTACGGTGATTTACAGCTTTACCGCTAGACGACCTAGCGCCAGCAAACGCATCGCGGATAAGGTCGATCATTGACGCGGACTTAACTGCCGGCTGCGTCAACGCTTGCGCCAGAAACCCCATTACCGGCCACCCCGGGCCGTCTTATAGCCAGCCACCAGGGCGAAAACACCGCCAACGATCGAGCCCGCAGGCTGATAAACCATGCCAGCACCAGCCGAAACCGCACCAGCACCGGCCACCATGAGCACATCCGGCAGCCAGCCAGCCGCTGCAGCGCGCGCGGTCTGTAGTTTGTCTTTGATGTTCATTCGGTGGTTTCCCAAAAGCTTTTTTCTGTCGTTGCGGCGCTGGGCATCACGCCCACGGCCATCGCCAAGGCGACCATGCCGTCGATTCGGCCAGTCGCTTTGCCCTTGATAAATTTCCGGCTCTCTGCCGGGTCGGTTGCGACGGTCGCGTTTGCCGCGCACATCGCCAAAACCGGGTGATTTCCGTGCCGTAGCTTTTTGCCAAGCAGCTTTTCTTCTAGCGTCCTGATGGCCGGTGACATGCTGGCGAAGCCCTGACCGAAGTCAATGAACAACTCCAGCTCTTCCTCGGTGAATCCGGCCTTCACCAGCCAGGGGCGAAGGTGACGCATACCCCACCGGTCAAAGGCCAGTGCGCGGATGTTGCACCGGTCAAAAACGCCGCGGAGGTGCTCCGCCACAAACTCATAACTGATTGCCCGGCCCGCGGTGGTCAGCAAGTGCCCCTGCTTCGCCCACAAGTCATAAGGCACACGGTCATTGCGCGACTTTTCGGCCAACCCTTCCTCTGGAAGCCAGAAAGTCGGATGCACATCGCCGTCATCAGTGACTAAAACCAAGGCCGTCAAGTCGTTTACCGAAGACAAATCAAGCCCGGCGTACACGTCGCGCCCGTCAATATCCAGCGGATCGCCGCCGTTTTCCTGCCAAATTGCCCGCGTGACAAACGGGTTGCGAGCCTCCACGCGCTGATTCAGGATCAGGTTTCGGTAACTGGCCTCCCTGCTCGGCATCCGCTTGGCGTCCGTGGACTGGCGGAATACCTCTTCCTTGTTCATGAAGTCGTCAAAGTGCGGGTTTGCCGCACGTATCGCCTTCTCGCTGAACGGGTCCATGTCCAGCGGCGCGGTGCACAGCTCCACCTTGATCCGTGGGTCCGCGCCGGTCAGACCGTCATCAATCAGCAGGCTCAGCAGGTCGGCATCAGTCGGCGCCTGGGTGCTGATCACGATGGACAGCGGGCTCTCCTGCGCTGCGCCTGCGGTTTCCAGCGCCTCATACAGCTCAGACCGTGGCCCTTTAACCTGCCCCAGCTCGTCATGCACCATAAACACCGGAGACAAGCCGTAAGCGGTCGATGCGTCAGCGCTCAGCGCGCGGTACAACGTGCCCAATTCAGCGCAGAAAAGCTGTTTACCGGAATCCCGCACCGTCACAACGCCCAGCAGTTCCGGCGACATACGGACCACTTTAGCGGCCAGCGCAAACAAAATCGCCGCCTGATCCCTTGACTGCGCAGCGCTGTAAAGCTGGCTGTTAGGCCGCGCCTCGGGACCGCACAGGTGCAGCAGCAACAAAAACGATGCAAGCGCGGTCTTGGCATTTTTCCGGGCCATGGACAAAA